CGGTTTTCATCCATGAATGTGTGAACGGCTTGAATTCACCGCATCCGGTATCGCGCAGCCAGCGATACCGCGCAGCATCCTCCGCATCCCCCTCTGCTACAGGCGCTGCCCCACCTGATGCGGGGGAGGCGTAGGCGCATTCGATCCGGTAAAGGCCGGGATATTTTGCGCAATCCCGGACCAGCTCTGCCGGTGCTGGGCCGTCTGCCCAGTAGTTCGCGTCATGTACCCATTTGCCGAAGCCATTCTTGCGCAACATTCGGTGCGCAACTGGCGCCCCCGCTTGCTCGGAGGTGGGCACTGCCTGCTGAGCGGAGAACGCAGCGGTTGTGCACAGCCACACGTCATCGCGGCACACCTGCTCGCCGTTGATCGTGTCGGTGTAGAGCACCGGCACCTTGTCGCCGCCGAGCTTCCAGCCCTGGGCCGTGCGAATGTCCAGTGCGCGCTGGTATGCGGGCACTGCCTGCTGTGGGGCTGGGTGGCTGAACAGGCACTCGGCGTCACACAGAGGCGGCGGAGCATCGTCGTAGCGGGTGTAGGTGGCTTCGCCTTCGTGTTCTTCTCCGGTGGCAACGAGATAGACGCGCTTCACCGGCTCCTGCGCTTCCGCTGGTAGCTGAGGTGCTGCCTCTATCCAATCTCGTGCGCCTTGGAGTGTTGGCGTGATGCGCACAAGCGGATGGGCAGCCCACGAGCCAAGGGGGCGCATGGAGCGTCCTTCGAGCGCTACACCTGGGGCGTATACGCCAACACGTTTTCCAAGCGACAGGGCCATCCCCACCTCTATGAGAGCACCTTTTAACGGGAAATCATCTGGCTCAACATGCAGCACCACGCCTTGCGCCGAAGCCACCTCGCGTGCGATGCGCACCCACAGTTCGCCAACGTCATCAGTTTCACCTGGGCCAGCTTCGTCAATCCAGGTGCTGACGATGGGCCAACCCGCAGTGCGCAGCGCACGCCAGCGGGCCGGGCGCTCAGGAAGACTGGCGCGGCTCGCCACGTAGATGCCCGCTGGCACCGCTACAGCAGCAGGCGCTGCCTGGGCAGTCGGGGATGCTGCGAGTGCACGCAATCGCCCCAGCTCGATCTTGAGTTCGGCTACTTCGATGGCCCGCTGATCTGCGAGCCGCATCCAGGCTTTTGCCTTGTCGCGGCCCAGGTCGTAGTAGGCGTGCATCTTCTCGGCGCCAAATGCGGGGCAGCCGAATTCGAGCATGCCGTCCGGCTCGGGCAGCGCCGGATACTCGCCCGAAGGCGCCGATATGGGATTCCCCATAACGGGCGCTGGCTCTGCCTTGGGGGCGGCTGCGAGCATGGCGCCGTACACCTCGCCGTAGATGCCTTCCTCGATCCGAAGCGCCTCGACAGCGACATTCTTGTAGACCGCCGTACCGTTCGCGTACTTCACGGCGGCGGTCTTCATTTCTTCGGTCGCCTCGCACGGCGCCAGCACAAACCCCGCTGGCGGCTGTGCTGCTGCGGTGGAGAGGGCTGCGCGAAGGCGGTTGATGAATACAGCCGTGTGTTCCACGTCCTTCCATGCTGGGGTGTCCCAGCGGTCAACGACGGCTTGCGCTGCTGCTATCAGGGCGGCATTGGTATTGGTGGTCATGGTGTGATCCTCGAAATCTCAGCCAGCAGCCCGGCGCGGGCATCCTGGCGAGCATGGGCGAATGCGTCGTAAAGCGCGTTGTGCAGCGCGTTCGCTGTCGTGAAGTTCGGCAGCGGCAACGAAACTTCCTGCCCATTTGGCAGCGTGTATTCGGCGATACCGCGCGGGTCGCTCATGTCTATGGCGGCTTGGTTGTGCCAGCGGAACGAAAGAGCGTTACCCATTGCTCCCTCCCTCATCAGCACTGGAGGGGTAGGGCAGGGGCATCCAGAGGATCGGGTTCACGTGCATGAACGGCCAAATCCATGCGCCGTTTCCCGCGTAGGCCGATTGAAGCCAATAGCCGCTGGCAACGGCCTGTTCGTGCTTGCCACGCAGAAGAACGTATCCCGAATTCTTCGGCGCTGTCTCAATGGGACGCCACACGCTGGGCTCACTGATCTGGTGCAGGCACTGGCGCGAGCGCAGGGGCTCCACGCCACCAGCGCCTATGGCGGAGAGCTGCTGCTCCAGCTCCGCAATGCGGGCGTGCTGGCGGCGCAGCTCGGCGGCGGCTTCATCCATCACTTGGTCAACCTCCTGGCAGTAGCCTCCAGGCTCGTCTTCGCTCACTTGTGGGTATGTGGCTACGGCGTTCTGCAGCCAGTCGGCCAGCCGCAGCGCCTCAGGTTGTTCTGCTTCTGTCATGGCTAACAGCTCCATGAAAAAAGCCCGCGCTGGGCGGGCTTGGTGGTTGAATCTACTGGCCGGGTCCGCTTACGCGCCGCGCCATCGGTACAAGGCCAGAGAGCCACGTGGCAGCCGCCCCGTTGCGGAGCCTTCTTTCTGCTGCGCGTTTTGCTCGATTGCGCAGGTAATAGCTGTGGCGGCGATCTATGATGTGTTGCCGGTCAAATGCAGGGCGCCGGGCGTCGGGGCCAGGAGTTGCCGAATAAACCGGTGTCTCCCGGCCCTGCACACCTACCTGCTTGCGGTAGCTGACGATCCGGAAGAACTTCCCCGGATGGTTCGCGCGCGCTGTCGTCAGGCAGGCGTTGATTCGGTTGCGCGGCCATCCGAGGTGTTCGACAAGCTCAGGCACGCTCATGGGGCCGCACTCACGCAACGCGGCGATGATGGCGTCGCGCGTGGTCGAAGGCGCTGGCATTAAGCCGCCTCACGAACATCTGGGGCGTTTGCCGCCAGGGCGGCACGGAGCTTCGCCTCATACTGACTCACCAGGCCGGCGAACGCGAGTATGTCGGTTTCCAGCTCTTCAATGGCGTCCTCATCGCGGTTGATGCTGTGGATGACCATGTGCTGCAGGTCGGGACACCAGAGCACCAGATCAACCCACTGGCGGCCCAGCAGCCACAGGTAGCCCAGGCACTGGTCCATGTAGGCCGAAATGTCGCCATCGGCCACGGCAGTGAAAAGGGTGTCGCTGCTAACCATGGTCTTGATTTCCAGCACGCCGTCGTCATCGATCAGACCGTCCGGGCTGAGGCCAAACACCGCATCGTCAGACAGATAGAACCCAGCTTCATCTACCATGTGCCCCGTGCGGCCCTCGTACATGGCGCGCGCGATCGGCTCCTGCTCGTTGCCGGTGCGCATTGCTGCGTTCTGGAACTTCGACGGAGCGTGGCCGCCAACGCGCTCGCGTGCGATGTCGCGGGCATAGTCCATGCAGGCCTTGCTAGGCTGGCCGCTTTTCAGCTTCTCGCGGGCATCGCGGAACCTGCTGCCGGTGATCTTGCCCCGACGAGCTGTCAGCCATTCTTCTGAGCCTTGATCAAGATGTAGCCACGGCATCTTTCACCTCCACATCGGTTGCCTCTGCCTTTGCCGCTTCCGCCGTCAGGCGCTTCTTGTGCGACTGGCAGGCCTTCTTGAATGCGTCATGCGATGGCAGCTCATTGGCGAGCTTGCCGTTGTGCTCTGCCCAGTACGCGTTGAGTTCATCGACCGTCTTCGTCGCGCGCACGCCGTCGATGATTGGCGCCGGGTCGATTGCCGAAGGCTTGGGCGCCAGCGATGCCAGCCCTTCGCCGCCCTCGGTGTTCAGGTGGTGGATGGCCTGATCCAGGCGGTCGGACTTCGGCCAGTATTTGTAGGCCCGCTTCACCACGGTTTTCTTGGCCATCTCGCCGTAGTCGGTGTCCCACGGGGACGACTTCCCAGCCTTGACGGATTCAGAGCGATTCTTGATGGCGTCGATTTCTTCTCGGCTCATGCACTCGGTCAGATAGTCGCCGCTGTGCGTCTTGACCACCACGAATGCCCCGACCACCTCTCCGCGCTCCTTCGAGAACGGATTGAAAGCGTGCGTTGGCGGTCGGTCGAAGCCATTGAGTGTGAAGGCATCGTTGGCATGCACCAGCCCCGCCTGCGCCCACATGATCGAGCCCGATTGGATCGCGAGGTCGATCAAGCCCATGTAGCTGATGTCCAGGCAAATCTTTCCCTTGCGCGGCACAAGATAGGCTTGCTTTTTGGCAGGGTTCAGACTGTTGGTCACAGCGTTGACCACGGACTGCCGGTCACCCGCCGCCAACTTGGCGATGTAATCTCCAGCGGTCAGAATCTGGATGGCAAATCCAGCTTCGCGCTCGAAGTTGATCGAGCGGTCCACAAGCACACTCTGGAAGCTGTTCTCAGCCCCGTAGACATACTGTTCAATTGTTGCGATGGCGTTCATGGTTTCCTCAATAGATCCAGTACGCCGCAGCGAGGCTTGCGGCAAAGCCAGCAGCAGCACAGCCGCCGACACACGCAAGGGCCCACAGCACCAGGGATTCAAGGGGAGTGAGGTGGATTTCCTCGGGGGATTCGGTGGGGGTGGTCATGGCAGCCTCCGGAGTTCGACGGCCCACACCCAGGGGTTTTCCTCCACACTGCCGGCGCCGTTGATGGATTCCCACAGCGACAGGTAGCTCTGGCGCGGGTCGGTGAAGTGGTAGTGCGTGGTGTCGGCCAAGCCATAGCCGCCATCTGCCTGGCGCACGATGCCCTCGGCCAGCGCGTCAGCCTCGCTGATGTCCTGCAGACGCTCCACGCGCACGCTGGTGATTCCCAGCGTGATGCGCGACAACGCGCGGGGCATGTGGATGCTGGGCTTCCAGCCTTCGCCGGGCTGTGAGTTCGGAAAGTCTGCCCGGTAGGTTGTGACAGCCGGTCTGCACGGAACGCTGACGCTGGCCTCCCAGCAGTAGTCGGCGGGCTCATGCATGAAAGCTTCACGCACCCAGAGCTGGTCGCCAGGTTGTCCGTAGGGGCACCACTCCAGGATGTCAGGCGGCGCGGAGGTGTGTGGCCGCACGCCATACATGCGGCTGCGGCTCTTCCACACTGTGCCGTCCGGATCGACATTGGCGACAGCTCTCCGCGTCTGCGTCTTCGTGCCGTCCAGCAGCGCGCGCACCATGGCGCCAGAAAACAGGATCGGGCGCTCTTTCATCGCCGCACCTCCGCAAACTGCTCAAGCCACTCCCGCCGCGCTTGCTCTCGCGCATCCATCGGGGCGGCTATTGCCTCTGCTGCAACTGCCGCGTCCACTTCGGCCGCGCTCTGACCGTCCAGATAGGCAGGCAGAACCAGCAGGATCAGGATGGCCGCAAGGGCCAGCAGGCCCGTCTTGATGTTCTCGATCGGGGGCATCACGCTTCCTCCAGTTCGTCCGGGTGATCGGGATCGCTGGGATCAGGGTGCGCAGCACGGCGGCGCGCGTAGTCCCGCTCCCGCATGGCTTGCTCGCGCGCCAAGTGGTCAACGTCTTCCAGCATTTGCCAGGGGCGGTGCAGGAGCGCGTTGACGAAGGGGCGCATCGTGGAATGGACTTGCTCATTCATGGGAGACCTCCACTGGCGTCCACAGGCGGGCGTGGCACTGCATCAGCTCCAGGGCGGCCCGATACTCCTGCGCGTGCTGGTTCGCGCCATGCGTCTTTTCGAGCTTGGCGACGAACTCGGCTACCGTGCCGAAGAAGCATCCGGCGCGCAGGTAGAGGCCTTTGTCGGTGATGTAGGCGGTGAAGAAATCCGATCGTGAACCGATGGACCCGACTGTGAAAACGGGGCGTTCGCCGATTAGCTTCTTGTCTCCGTCCAGGTTCGCGCCGCGCAGGTACGCGCCGCCCAGGTTCGCGCCGCG